ACCTGCGCTCGTTCTCTATCGGCGGTCAAGCATTTGAGCGCGTCAACAAGAGCGACCAAACCCGCGGAGACTACCGCGAAATTCGTCGCATGGAACTCCATGAGGTCACGATTTGCGAGAAGGGTATCAACCCCGAAGCGCAGTTTCGTATCCTCAAGGAAGACAATGGTGAGAATATGACCAACACAATGAGTGAATTGCAAAGCGTCCTTGAACGCTTGTCAAAGAAACTTGACGAAGACGACAAGGACAAGAAAAAAGACAAAGAGTCCAAAGACAAAGGTATTGAAGACCTTCTTGACGCGCCCGATAAAAAGGACGAAGACGACGACGGCAACATGACGGAAACCCTTCGTGAAGCGCGTGAAGACAAGGAACCAAAGCCAAAACCAAAGATGGAAGACAAGGAAACAGGCATGTATGCGGACGACGACGACGACGATGACGACGGAGATGACAAAATGATTGACAAAGGAAATGACATGATAACGAGCGACTACCTACTGTGGCTTGAGCAGACTGCAAAGAGCGCAGGGTTTGACCCCAACGCCGCTCGCGACCACTTCAACAAGGGCTACGGACCGGGCGAGTCGTCATTTGACATGCGCGGACAGGGTTCCCTTGAAGGTGCTGGCGAAGACGATTCCGGAAAGCGACCACAGCCAAACTTTGGCTCCGCGCCTACCGGCAACAAGAATGTCATCAAGAGCGACTATCTCAACGCCGCGAATGTTTCGCCGTCCGAGATTGAGTCTGCTTACGAGGTGTTCAAGGCCGCGGCTACCGAGCAACAATTCAAGGCCGACTTGAACAACCACTTCACCGAGCGATTCCTCAAGGAACAAAAGCAAGAGGCTGACGCAATCGCCAAGTCCGAGTTTGACGCTCGCGCACCAATGATTGAGTTGCAGAAGGCTGTTCTCGCGCTCAACGAACGGATTGACAATGTTTCATCCGGTTCTTCAACGATTGCAAAGTCCGCCGCGACTGCATCCGTGACTATTCCCGAAACCGCTGATTTGGCAAACATGTCGTGGGACGATGTTCACCGACTTGCTGACAAAGCACTCAAAGGAGGGGAATACTGATGGCACGAAATTATGTAAGAACTGTTCAAGACATGGAACGCTACTACTACGGTGGCGCATCCCAAACCGGCTACACCTACGGAAGCGGAGACATTTTGAAGGCTGACGCGCCTTTGTTGTCCAGCACCGCTGGAACCTACCAAGCAATCTACGGTCGCAAGGTGTGGTCGCAACTCAACCAAGAATTCAACGCGTTCTCCATTCTACCAAAGAAGCCGTGGGAGCGAAGTGGATGGCGTATCCTCACCGAGCGCGCTGATTTCGCAAAGGGTGGCGGTATCGCGGAGAACGGCGTTCTTCCCGACACGACCAAGCCCGAATTCCTCCATGTGGCCGCAAAGCCAAAGACTGTCGCGCACACTTTTGACTTGTCCGAAGTGAGCATGTTCCTTTCCGACAAGGACGACGGACTTGGCGATGTGCGCACCGTTCTCAAAGAAGAAATGGGGAAGCACCACGCAGAACACATCAACCGCATGCTCCTTGAGGATGTTGACACACCTGTTGGCAATGACTTTGAATCGCTTGACCGACTTGTGTCCGACCCCGACAAAATGACCACAGGAACGGGCCATGTAAGCGCGACCACGGACCACGACATTTACTCCATCACTCGTGATGGTTCTCTCGCTTTCCACAGCGCGGAAGTTGATGTCTCGGCTTCTTCAAGCACTAACCGCAACCTGTCCCTCAATCAAATGGACGGTTTGTTCCAGCAACTTTGGACTCGTGGTGGCAACCCGAAGGTTATGCTTACGGGCTATGACACTTTGATGCGCGTTCAGCAATTGCTCCAATCGCAACAGCGATTCATGGACAGCAAGCGCGTCACTCCTACCTTTAACGGTGTGAAGGGTGTCCCCGGTCTTGAGGCTGGGTTCATCGTCGCAACCTACAACGGTGTCCCAATGATTCCAACCAAAGACATGCCCGACGAAGGCGCGGGAAGTCTTTCGCGTATCTACTACTTGGACACAGACTACTTGTGGTTCCAAACTGCAATCCCAACGCAAT